TTTTTCAGTGTGGTCAAATTGTCCATCTCGATATTCCTTTTTAAGTGAATTAAATTTTTCGTAATTTACTCTATACCAACATGTTTTATCAAATTTTAATTTATTGTAATTACTTACTATTAAATAACCTTTTTCTGCTAGTGTTTTAAAAACTCTTCTGAGTGTTTTAACAGAACCTAATATATCAAAATACTCTTCATGCCATTGTTTCATTGAACCGTATGTCCAGTAGTAACCATCTTTATAGTTTTTCTTATGCTTCTTGTTATATTCAATCCATTGATGAAGTTGAGTAATAACAACAGCTTCTGAGAAACCTATAATTCTTGCTAGTCCTCTATCTACTACTACAGGCTGTTCGTCCATAAGCCATATATTCATTTTTTACACTCCTTTCTTGCAATTTAACTCCATTTACGATATAATATAGTTAAATCATTGAACGTCTATTTAGACGTTCTTTTCCTTTTTTTATTAATCCTTTTTTCTACGTTATTTAAACAAATAACTTTTTTATTATTATTAATAATCTTATCTAGTAATTTTTTATTTCTATGGATATCTCCAATTACCTCTAAATCATCATTTATCAACCCTAATTGAGCTGGGATATACTGCTTAAAATCTACTTCAAAAGAACCGTCTTTATACCTCACTATTCCAATATCTTTATCAGTGTTTTTAACAATATCCCCACTAAATATTTCATTTCCTTTTTTGTCTTTTAAATCACTTCCATACATTATGATTACATCATTTTTCTTAACGTTGATTGATTGAATATATCTACTTTCGTACTTTCTTCCTAATGTGATATAATCACCGTACCAACCAATAATTTTATACATTTTTTTATCTACGTATGCTCTGAAATTAGGAATATTCATTAGCTAACACTCCTCTTCTAAATACTTTTGCTTTAATAGTTTAGCTGTGTGAGAGAAATATTCTGCTAGTACTTCAAATAATTCATAACTTTCAAATCCTGTAGGAAATTTCTCTTTAACATAAGGTTCTACCTTAACACCATAATCATTTAGATGTTTGAGCATTTCCTTTTGTTTTTCACTAAAATTATTCTTTATTTGTACTTCCAAATCCTCCACCACGCTTTTCTCCTTTTAATCTAACTCCATAACTTACTTTAGGCACTTTATAAAAAATACCTTGTCCAATTCTTTCGCCTTTTTTTATTGTTAAATGATTATTTGTTAAGTTATTGAACTCCAATAATATATGACCTTCGTTTTTTGGGTTGTTATAGTAATCTGAATCTACAACTCCTACACCGTTACTCATTACTAGTCCACGATTGACCGGCAAGCTACTTCTTGCAAATATTAATAAACATTCATTCTTTGGCATAAATGCTTTTAATCCAGTTGGCACTAGTGTTGCTTCGCCTTTAAATCTAAATGCAGGAATCACAATATCTTGACTAGCTATAAAATCAACACCTGCACTATGGACTGTAGATTTAACAGGTAACTCTCCGTTTAAGTCATCTATTAATTCAAATCCTCTTCTATATAATAATTTTTTAAACTTGTTCATACATTCCTCCTAATTAAAATATTTTTTAGCAAAATCTTTATCAAATAAGAATTGAATCATCGCTATTGATCCGGTTGCTATTCCGCCTATCAATTGCCAATCGATATTTGTCAATGTTAAGAAACACATGCTAATCACAGCGATTGTCCAATAAATCACGTTTAATTTATCTTTCTTTATTTTTCTTTTGAGCATTTTGTCGTTCCTCCTCTCTATTTTTTTGATTTATATAGTTATAAATTCTTACTTTATTAAAAGTTTTATTCGTTTTTAAAGTTCCTTGTATATAAAAATATGAATCATCAAGTCCTTCTATTTCATTAATAAATTTATTGAACTTATCTTTTGATTTGTCCATTTCTAAAAATTTACGTAATATGATTCGTTTAACCCAATGGTCTGGATTTTCTATTTTATCCAGGTAAGCATTGTATGGTTCTTGCATCTTAATCACCTTCTTTCAATTTGTTTAAGTCAATGTCTAATACCTTAGCAATTTTAACCGCATGGTCTAGTCTAGGGTTCAATGTTTTACCATTAATTAAAGCGTATAATGTTTGCTGAAATATTCCTGTCTCTTTTGACAGCTTATACACTGACATGTTCTTTTCTTCTAAACGTTCTTTTAATATGTTGTAAAACTCTTTCATAAATGTTTGACCTTCTTTCACTATATTGATATAATTAATTTGAGTATTTCCGGGAAATCAAATTCTACTACTAAACCTTTTCTATGAAATACTTAATATCTTAGAAAGGAGGTGAATTATATGGCTAAAGAACTAATAAAACCTGGAACAGACAACAAGCCTGCAGGAACTTACAAAGAAGTAGGACCTCGAGGTGGTGCTGTCCACAAAGGTAGAACTGTTCGCATAGATCAAGGCGATCGTTTGCCACCTACTCAAAAATCAGGGAATAAATGGATTAAGAAATAATTTCCTTTTTATTTTTTGAAAAACAATAACTTCTATCAAACACATTTAACTGTAACCAAGATTCAGCATATAATTTACTGTTCTCTTCATAAACCGTTAGATAGTGTTTGGTACTTAGCACTACTTTAGAGACTAATCCGACAGTTGCTAATGTTAGTGCTATTTTTGTTTTATTTTTCATCACCACTCCTCCTTCTACTCCACAAAAACTGTTTAAAAAATAATAAATTGTCCGTACTATAAAATATATAAAACAATAAACCTAAGTAACTTAACTCGAAAATAATATATGTAATAAATTCTTTACTCATTATTACTCCTTTCTTTTCGCTTGAAGAGTATCATAAATGGTTGCACCAAGAAGATTAGAGTCAACCTTAATATACTTACGCTCGTTTGCGTGGTCTATTATTTTTTTAGCAACAAGCATACCAGCTATAATTATTATTAGATTTTTCACTCTCACTCCTCCTTTCACCTCACTTAGAAATAAGGGAGTTCAATTAATTTATTCATTACTCCTTTTGTTCTCTTTCGAGAACGTCTTCTTTAAAAAAAATAGATATATTATTTTCAGTGTAACCTAGAATTTTTATCATTTTTAAAAATTCATCCACACCTATATCAATTATGCCTAATTCCCTTTTAACATAAGGTGTTCTCGATTTCCATCCCATGAGATATGCCATATCCTCTTGAGATAAACCTTTAGCAATTCTTTCTGCTTTTAATCTTTTTACATCTAATTTCATGATATCTCCTTTCTTTTATTCGTTCTCTATCGAGTACACTTTAATAATAACAAACTTGTTCTCATTTGTCAACACTTTTTTTAAAAAAATATAATAAATGTTTTTTTATCATAATTCTTGTGTTCAAACGGGAACAATGTTATAATGTAATTATGAAAATAGGAGGTAATTAAAAATGAATAGTAATAGTGAAGTAGTAGAACTAGTAAAAAAGATGACTGCAGAACAAAATATGTCAATGAGTGAACTAGCACGCAGAGTAGGAATAGCTAAATCTGCTATCTCAAGATATTTTAATGGTACAAGAGAGTTACCTCTTAACAGAATAGGTGATTTTGCTTCAGCACTTCACACTACTCCTAATTTTCTATTAGGTGTGAAAGAAGGCACGAACTCACAAGGAATAAAAATCCCAGTATTAGGAACAGTAGCAGCAGGAATACCTATTTCAGCTGTTGAAGATATATTAGACTATGAGGAAATTCCTCAATCATGGCAGAATCAAGGCGAATTTTTTGGACTTAGAATCAAAGGTGATAGTATGAAACCAGATATAAACGATGGAGATACTGTTATCGTAAAGCAACAATCAACAGCTAACAATGGTGATGTGGTTATCGCTCTAGTAAATGGAGATGATGCCACATGTAAGAAGTTTGAAAAGCTTGATAATGGAATAATGCTAATATCTAATAATTCAGAATACTCACCTATGTACTTTTCAAATGAAGAAGTTATTACTAAACCAGTTGTGATTGTTGGACGAGTTGTTGAATTAAGAAGGAAGTTTTAAAGGGAGGAAAAATGGAATTATATCTAACAGATAAAGAAGCTCAGGAGCTTTTAAATATTTTAAAGGTTATATTTGAAAAACATAATAAAACAATAAAAGAAGATGAACATACAAGTGGTGATATAAAAATTCAATCCACAACAGGTGAAAAATTTATTTTATCTTATAAGTATTCACTAAGAAGTAAAGTATTTAACTTTAGAGAAGTTCGTTATAATCATACACTATTCAGAATTAATTTAAATAACAACTTTCATAAAAATGCTGATGGTGAAATAGTACGTGGTAATAGAATAAATATATTTTCTGAACAAGAGTATATAGATAAAAATGACGGATACACTCATTACAAAGCTTTTCCTTTACCTTATGAAAACATAAAAAACACTGATGATTTTTTAATAATATTAGACTCTATATTAAAATTCTCAAATACTGACAAAAACGATAATCTTTCTATACAAATACAAAGAAATCTTATATAATAAAGTAAAAGGAGGTGTTCTTACAATGGATAGCAATAAAATAAAAGATTCCTATATAGAATACATAAAAGAGAATACACATGTTAATCTATTGGAAGGCGACAGTCAAGAGGTAATTACACCTTTTGTCAACACCTACGGAGACGGTATTTCTTTTACAATAAAATATGATGGCAAATATTATATTCTTACTGATGATGGTTTTACTCTTTGGGATTTGCAGCAAAATGGGATTGATTTAACAAAAAAAAATAAACGTCACCATTTATTAAAATCTATCTTGAACTATAACGGATTAGAATTAATGGGTGATGAAATAATAAAAAAAACTAAAAAACATAATTTAGGACAAGCAATACACGATATGACACAAGTGCTTCTTAACGTTTATGACTTATCGCTGTTACACCCACAAACTGTCCAATCTCATTTCCTAGAAGATGTAAGAAGTTATTTCCATGAAAACACAGAATATAATGTATTCCCTGACCTATCTATAGCTGGTAAATCTAGATTAGAGCATAAATTTAATTTTTTAGCGATGTCAAAAGGAAAATACAAATTAGTTCAAGTTCATAATAAAATCACAAAAGACAAACTACATTTTATACTTTCTAGTTGGTTAGATACAACAGAAAATCGTACAAAAAGCTATGGTAGAGATGAAAGCTTATCAATCATTATAAGTTCTGATGGATATAAAGAATTGAAAGATGAATACCAAGATGCATTGAACGAATATAACATAAATATCATCAATTTTGAAGATAAGAAAAAATTAAAAGCTCAATTAGGAGCATAATAAAATAAGATTATACAAAAAAACTCCCCCACCGGCCAAAGTAAGAGAGTTTATAGAATGTGTATGATATACACATACAATCTATTAATAGTATATCATACACATCTTATCTAATCAAGAAAGGATGTGTATTAATTGTATAGAGAAATAACCCATAATGGGAAATACAGATATGTACAATCATACAAGGATCTCGACGGAAAAACACGTCGTGTATCCGTTGTTAAAAATAATAAAACTAGAGCTACTGAGAAAGAAGCATATGATGAATTACAAGGAAAGATAGAGAAATTATTAAATCCTAAAATTGTTAATAAACCATTAGGATTTTATAAAGAAAAATTCCTGGAATTTAAGAAAGCTACACTAACCCACCATTCATATTTAATTTATAAATCCTATTTACAAAAATTAGATGATAATGAAAAGCTAGAAAACATTACTAAAATTAAATATGAAAAAATGATAATCGAATACAGGAGATATTACTCTCCGGAGGCTATTAAGTTTATAGTAAGGTTATTTAATAATCTTTTTAAGTTTATAAAAAAATACTATGTAAAAAGCTTTGATGTTACTTTAGAATTTAAATTAACAAAAGAAGAGAAAGCTGAAAAACTACAAAAAATAAAATATCTAGAAAAAGATGAGATCCCTAATATTTTAGCCAATATAGAAAACAACACTGTAAGGAATGTAGCTATAGTTCAACTACATACGGGGTTAAGAATCGGAGAAGTATTGGCACTAACCCCTAAAGATGTTGATTTTGAAAATAAAACTATTTCTGTTAATAAAACTAAATTACAGAACGGGAAATTATCAGCTCCAAAAACATTAAGTAGTATCCGAACTATAGAAGTATCAAATTATGTATTGAGTATCATTCATGACTTTATTTCAAGTGATGAATTTATATTCCAGGTTCACTACAACACAATAATTAACCATTTAACCTTACAAAATATAACATCTCACATGTTCAGACATACTCATGTAGCATTACTTATTGAGGCAGGAGTACCTATAAAAGTAATTTCTGAAAGGTTAGGACATTCTGATACTAGTATAACACTTAGTATATATACACACGTTACTGCTAATATGAAAGTTGATTTACAGAACAAATTAGAAAAAGCTTTCCCTATTTTTTCCCTATAAGTAAAATAAAATAAAAATAAACGCTGTTAACTCAATGATTAGCAGCGTTTTATATTTAACTACATAATTATATCATATTTAGAGCAGTTTTTAAACTAATATACAGCTTTTTATACTATAAAAAATCATAATTTTAAAGTTATTTTAACTTTTATGTTATTTTTATTTTTTTACACAATTTTTACTATAAAATTTTATAGAGTTTTTCATTTTGTATAATTCAAAATTTCATATTCCTATTTTATTTTTACAATTATTTTATAATAAATTTAGATTATTATTTGTATTTATTATTAATTGATGTTATACTCACTATATAAAGATTTGTAATACTGCTAATATTATTGAAAGTTTGACTAGAGTCAACTCTTAAAAATTCACTAAAAAGTTCGCTTGTTCACTAAACTTTCAAAAAAACCTTAGAATTTCTATTCTAAGGTTTTTTCTTTTAATCATAATATTTATTATATCTTTCCGTTACAGCTTCTTGGATTTTTGTTCCTAGTACTTTTAACATTGAGTATACTGGAATACCTAAGATTGCTCCAACTACACCTGCTAGATTAACACCAATTAAAATTACAAAAATAACTGTAAGTGGGTGCATATCCATGCTTTTACCCATAATATTTGGAGAAATAATATTTGCTTCTAGGAATTGAACTATCCCCCAAACTACAAGCATTTTTACAACCATTATCCAACTTGTTGATGCAGCAACTAACATTGCTGGTGTTATAGCTATAATTGGCCCTATATAAGGTACTATACTTAAGAATGCTGCAATCGTAGCTAATGAGAATCCGTAGTGTAGCCCTATAATAGTATAACCAATATATAGCATTACTCCTATACAAAGCGATACTAACATTTGCCCTTGAATATAAGAGCCGACTTTATTATCTATTTCATCAATAGTATCAGCAACTGGTTTTTTTAATTTTTTTGGTAATAAACTAACTAAATATTCTTTAAAATTAGATGCATCTTTTAGTAAGAAGAATAATACAAAAGGCATTGTCATTAATATAGTCGCTGTAGCTGATAATGATGAAGCAACTCCCTGGGCAACTGATGTTGCAATAGTTACAGCTTCAGAACTCATTTTTGAAGTATTTAAATTATTATTTATATACTCTATAACCACTTGCATATATGCATTATCTGAATATGTATCTAAATAATCTCTAACCGTCTCTATATACTTTGGTATTGAAATAATTAATGTTTGCGTTTGTTCTACAATAATAGGTACCATCCCTATAATAACTACTAGTATAATAACAAACCCTACAAGCATAGCAAGTAAGCTACTAGCAAATCTAGGTAATTTTTTCGAAAATAAATTAACTAATGGATTTAATATATAGTAAAATACATAAGCTAGGATAACAGGTGCAATAATACTAGAAACTATTGCATTTATCGGTGTAAATATATATGATATTTCAGTATATAAATATATAGCGATACCTAGTAAAATAATAATGGTTAGTATATATAAAATTAATTTTCCACCAATGAACTCTAAAAACTTATCTTCTCTAGAATCTTCTAACTCCTTAAGCTTTTTATTCTTTTCTAATTCTTTTTTTATTTTTTCTGACATATGTACTCCTCTCTACTTTTACTTAAATAGATTCAGTGACAATTCATAAATTGTTATAATTGTCATATAGCTAACATATCCCAAAG